TTCTTCTTCTTGTAAGCACGATTCTTTAGGCAACATTCTCCGCCATTTCTTTGATCGCCTTTCTTATCTGCAGATGTATTTCCTTCTACAACATCTACTGTGCCGTCTGCATTTACTGCAGCAACAATTCCTACGTGAGAAATTCTGTCGACGCCATCTGATGGGAAATCAAAATAGGCAATATCTCCAACTTCTGGTGTTGCTACTTCTGCCATCTGCCAGGCTCCTGCTTTAATGAATGCTTGCGCTCCTGCTGGTGTGTATACAGTGTTAGGAACTTTTACTCCTGCTTGATCTGCACACCACATAACGAATGATCCGCACCATGGTTGAAAGTTTGCTTTTGCAAACTTACCATACTTTGTTTCATTATCTTTTGGACCTTCTACGGTGCCAACTTCTGCTAGCGCTACTTCTACTAGCCTTGCTGCGGTTCCTTGTTCTGCTGCCATTTTATTTCTCCTGTTATCTACTTAGATTATTTACATGTAAAATTGATAGTGTTTCTATATTTACATGTTCTGGTACCATCAAGGCCCATCTAATTGCATCTGCAACATCTTCTGGGTTTAAACAATTATGTCTGTCGCGGTCACCACGACTGTTTACATTTCCTGGTGCGATCTCTGTTACTCTAATGTTTTTATCAAATAACTCAAACCTTAATATCTCTGCAAGTGCCACCTCTGCATGCTTTGCAACTGTGTAGCTGCTTCCTCCACGGTATACAAAGTGTCCTGCCATTGATGTAATAAGAACAACGTTTCCTCCACCATTTTTTATCATTGAGGGGGCTACAGTTTTTGTCATATTCATTGCACCAACAACATTTAAGTCATAAGCTTTTTTCCAGTTATCAACGTCATCATTTAATATGTTGTTTGGTAAATTAAATCCACCACCTGCGTTATTTACCAATGCATCTATTCTTTTATCATAAATGTATTTGCCAAAATTCTCTACCTCTAGCTTGTTTGTTATGTCCATCTGGTAGACTTCTATGCTTTCTGACTCTATTGATTTAAGTTCATCGATGCTTCTTGCAATTGCTATAACATTAAAATTATTTTCTGCAAGTAGCTTTGCGGTTGCTTTTCCTATACCAAAAGATGCACCTGTTACTACTACAGTTTTCTTTAAAATATCCATAAATCCTAGTATACCATTTTCATAATATAATTACTATCTATACAATTGTTTTTGCTATATGATTTACTATCTTTTCATAGTACTTTTGAGTCATATGGTCATTTAATAAAATCTTTAAAGGTTTTTTAGGCTGCATGTATGGCTCAATCATGTCTGTGCCTAGTATCTCGTCTACCCTTATAGGGGCCTCCAGCCCTCTTTCTAGGCATTGTTTTCTAAGTTCCGCAATGAAGATAAGGTGCTGCTCATATCTCCGCTCAAATTCAATGTCTGGGTCGCTTGAATTAATTCTCCAGCCATTAGTTATGATGCATATAAATTGTGGAAGTGGCTCCATAAAAACAATTCGGCATTTGTCAAACTTATTTAAAACATTATCAATATATCTTGATACAACATCTTCTGCCGATTTATAATTATTTAAATTAGTCTGCGGTAGCCAATTTCTAATATCAATATACCCCAACCAAGGTATAACAATGTTGCCATCCAAATTCCAGCTATCAAGAATATATTTTTGTGTCCCACTTGCAAAGTTGTCAAAATCATAGTTTAAGGCAGATCTTCCAGGGTGGGATGACATCCATATTTTAAGGGCTGAGTCCTCATACATTCTTAACGAGTCTCTGAGCCAGACTTCATGGCTATCTTCTAGGTATCTAGTAACATAATTTTGGTCGGAGTCTTTAAATTCTAAGCCAGCGTTCTCTCTTAAAAATACGTCTGGTACACAGTTGCCAAGCTTTGCTGTGTGTGAGTCTCCTACTATCAATATATTTGTCATAATACCTCCATTGTACTATTGTTGTGTCCCCAGATGGGCTCGAACCATCGACCCGCAGATTAAAAGTCTGCTGCTCTACCAGCTGAGCTATAGGAACGTACCCCTGGCTGGGATCGAACCAGCGACCTACAGATTAGAAGTCTGTTGCTCTTCCGCTGAGCTACAAAGGTGTGCGGCAGGTAGGACTCGAACCTACGATTACCGAATTATGAGTTCGGGGCTTTAACCAACTAAGCTACTGCCGCTTAGTTAGTATTATATCTATTTGTATTATTTTTTGTCAATAGCATTTTCTACTATTTGCTGCACGTACTCTGAAAAATGTTTTCTTATGCTGCCCATTGGCCTTGAGCCAAAAGAATCCCATAGCCTTTGATATTCTATTATATTTTGTAATGTTGTTGGACATACAATCAGCCCATTATATGTCTTCATTACGGTTGGCAAAGGCACATGTTTTGTGCAGCATTTGCACTGCTTTGCTAGTTCTTGATATTCACTCATAGTATTTGCATCCTGTCCATTGCTTCTCTCAAACCTTCAGGCATTCTTGGTGCCCTAATCATGTTATAAGATGTTGTGTCTGGGTCATCTTTGGCCCCAAAGTCATTGTCATAGCTCATAGATTCATACGTATGAACATTTATTTCTTGATTATTATCAAACCTTGTTCTGCTGATCGAATTAAATATTGCCCCACATGTTGCGTCCGCCAAGTCTTTAGATCCTTTTCTTGGGTGATCTACTTTGTCTCTCATAATTCTAAGTTGGCATAGCTCATCTATAAGCAGCGGTATGTGTGGGCCAATTAGCCTTTCTTCCGCCACAATCATAGCCATATCGTCATAATGCTTTTTAGCGACAGACAGAATCTCTGTATTGATGCCATATTGTTTTAGTTGTTGCATCATATCATGAGAGTTCCATCTGTCAAAGGTACATATTGCTATATTAAATCCTCTTGTTTTAAGAGAAAGAATGTAGTCTTTTACTTCAGTAAAGTCAACAGATTTGTCTGGGGTCGGTGTCCAATATCTTACAGCATCAACCTCTACAATTGGGGCTGGCTGCGAGTAGGTATCAGTCACCTTTACGTTTACCCATTTATTAACATGCGCCATTGTTACAGCACAATGGTCGTGCTTTTGCGCTAGGTCTACGTGTATATAATATTTTTTATCTGGGTCTGGAAGAAACCATTCTTCAAGCCTTCCAAAATTATCTACAGCTAATTGGCCTACATTAAATGCCTTCTCTACTTTTTCCCTTGACTTAAAAAATGCATCTACTGCGTCAGGCGGCATGCAAGCAAATCTTGAAAGGGCATCAGTCGGATTTGTATAAAATGCTGTTTTAAAATCGTCAATTTTTCTTACTGGGTTTATCTCCCATGTTGGGCGCTTAATGGCATATACTTTAGGAATTTTATAAGACAGGATGTGGTCTTCTTCCCACTGGATTTCAAACTCATTTCCGTCAGTGCCATCTGGCAGCTCTTCGTACATCTTAAACTTATGATCTCTGATTACTGTTTCTTTTTCTCCAACAACAGCATCGTATCTTTGCTGGATATAATCATTCTTAAATCTAGGGAACGATAGCAATATAACTTTACCAAAATCTGGGAAGCGGGAATCTACAGATGCCCTATACATATCATAAACTGCGCTACCTGTTTTTGCTTGATCGTGACCAGTTGTATTGTCTATAGCAAAACCAGAAATCTCATCTAGAATAACTACGATAACATTGTACCCCTCCCAAGCTTCACGCTCAGAGTGACCTGAATGAACTGTTATGGCTTTATTGAATTGAATTTCAGATGCCTTGGAATAGTACTTACCAACAAACCATGGAGATTTGTCTATTCGGCTCCTGAAGCCTTTAAAGAATACGTTAGTTGCTTGCTGTGAGTTGATTGCAATATTAATAATATCAATTGAGTCGCCAGGAGGCTTGCCATAATATGTTGCTGGGTCCTTTAAGCATAGCAGTAAATATACGATATAAGCCACCGCAATTGTAGAGCAATAATCTTTTCCAGAACCTTTTCCTAATTGAGCTACAACTTCATTAGCAGTCTGTTTAAACCTTACGTGACCTTCAGCTTCACCAAATAATTTTTTTAAAGTAGACTCTTTATATATCTGTGAACTTTTTTCAATTAGCAGATATTGATATTCTGAAAGTGGTGGGAGCCCTAAATACTTAGGATCATTTACAAATGTACGAAGATCAACTGGCTTTTCTTCAAACTCTTCGCCATCTAATATGTCAATTAAATCTGAAAAATCAAAGTCCATTAGGCTGGGGTCCTTACTTTTTTATAAATGTGGTTGCCATAGGAGTACCTTGATTCAGAAATTAGTGGCTTAACCCCATGAAAACATAGAGGGCTAGAGCTATGTATTAATAGGTCACCAGGTTTTGGTGTATGCGTAATTCCTTGTGTTGGATAATATATCTCTCCGCCTTCAAAAGAATTTAAATAAACAACTGTGCCATAAACAGAAAGATTCTTTTCTTTGTAGGGAGTCCCTTCAACATATGATAACGCATCTTCCTCTATTTCAGAAAAATCATCTACATCAGAATGAGGATCCCAATGTGATCCTTTTCTTAAAATTGTTGCCACGGAAGATTCTCCTAAGAACATTCCTTTTGGAATCATATATGAAATTTTTTTTCCAATAAAATAAATTTCTTTTATTGGATGTGTTTGTAAAATATTTTTATCAGGCCACACTGGCTGTAATTTTTGGTCTGGGATCTTTTTTATTATTTCTGTAATTTCATTACACTGATCATTGGATACAAAATTTTCATACAAATAAATCTCTTCACCAATTTTTTTAAAGTCATTAAACATCAAACTACTGCTTCTGCATCAATTATAATTGGTTCAACTATGCCAGTAATTTGAGAAAGTCTTTTTGCAACATCCATCTTGCATTTAGGACAACCAGCGGTAACCTCTTTTAAAATTCCGACTAGAACTTCTTGCTTTCGTTCTGTCTCGGCAATCTGAGATGCTATCTGCGTATTCTCTAGGACCCCAACTGATTGAAGCATTGCTATTCTTTTAGTTTCTATGTCTGCTATCAGCTTTAGGGCTGCCGCCTTAACGCTAAGCTGGCCCTGTGTATCTGCGTCTTCTACTGTCTTCCAGGCCTCTTTAATAAGCATTGCGTAGTGTTGGTCTGCACCAGATATCGCTTCTCTGGCACGGTCACGAATATTGCTATCGTTATGGACTACAGACTTCCATTCGTCAACATACTCTAAAACTTCTTTGCGAGAGAAGCCCGTAAGGGTAGCTATCTGCGTAGCTGAATTGCCTTTTAAAAGCTCTTCTACTACCTTATTCATGCGGTCAAAGTGCACCGCTGGCTCTATTTCGTTCATGCTTAAATTATACCATGTTTTAGTTGACTAAGACTTATTAGCAATTTTAAGTAGAATTAAATACCCAATTAAATCATCTATATCGTTGTCTCCTGGGAAAGCTTGATCATTTTGAATTCTATTTAGCTTATCATCAATACGGACTCTAATCTGTTCTTTTGAATCCGCCTTTGAAAATATACGAATTGGCTCAAGTGCTGAGTTACCGTAAGAGATATTTTTTTTAATTAGCATCTCTGCTATCTCTAAACACTCAACAATTATTTTATGACCAGAAGGAGCATCTGTTGCTATTAGCTGTAGGTCTGTTATCCAAGCCTGGTATCCGCCAGCCTTGTTTGGATAATCTGTCATTTTATTCCTTTGGCTTTAATACTGCAATGAACTGCTCATTATTGTTTAGATCAGTATTTGTAGTTAGTATGTCAATAATAAAATATCTTTCTAAAATTGTCAAGATATCTTTATTGTCATCGTCCATAAGCCTACGTCCATGTACTACAAATCTATTTGACATCTTAGAAATGTCTTCTAGGTATGGGACCAAGTATTCTTCCTCAATATGATCTAAAACTGAAAGCGCAAGTATGCAATCAAATTTCTTGGTGCGTATGCTTTCCCAGTCCGATGTATACGTGCATCTTGATTTATTGAAAAGTCCATCAAAATTATCTATAAGATCTACAACATTAGGTATATCATAGGCTGTCACATGGCTAAATGTTTGAAGTATGGAGTCTAAATTTCTTCCAACACCCGCTCCAAATTCTAATGCTGATTTTCCTTCTCCCATTGCATCAATAACTTCATTATAAACAGATGTTTTATTTAATTCAGTAAAATAATCTACGCCAACTTGCCCAACAAGGGCATCCCAAAAATCTTTCATTTTTTTCTAATCAGTCCAAACTCTTGTAAATATCTCTGTATGGTCATAGCAGAGACTCCGCACTCTTTTCCTATTTCTGTAACTGTTTTCTTTTGAACTATGTATCTCCTGTACAGCCATTCTTTACTCTGATAAAGCTTCATCGTTTAGTAAGCACTTGATTGCTATAGTGTGCAATACCAAAGCTGTCTGCGACATCAAAATCTAAAATTTCTAAATTATACTTTTTGTTAAAGTAGTCAGCGGTTCTTTGCTTCCTCATATTTCTTAATTGATTCTTGTACCAAGAATCTGCGTATCCTGGATTGGCTAATCTTATTGCAGACTTTTCTTCCTTTGTTGGATTTTTGTTGCCAATGTACGCCTGCCATGAGGATGGGCTAATGGTAATAACCTTAGCGCCAGTAGACATAAGCTCAGCAATAACAACTCCATAGACATAAGACAATTTTATCACAG